TCTGAATGGCTGCGCCAAAAACTAAAGGCAACATGAAAGCCTCAGTGGCACCGTTCGCCAGACTGGAGAAGCGCATGATCCAGTCAGCGGGCTATCGGGCGCTGAGTTTTACTGCGCGCGGCGTTCTGGTCGAGCTGCTGGCTCAGTTCAACGGCAAAAATAATGGTGATCTGTCCGCCACGCGCACAATGGCGAAAGCCTGGGGCATAGCGTCGCCCAATACGCTGCAGAAAGCTTTGACCGAGCTGGATGCCGGCGGCTGGATCATGCAAACCCGTAGCAGCCTCTTCAACAAGCACGGCGCACGCTGCGCCTTGTATGCAGTCACTTGGCTTTCTATTGACGAATGCCCAGGCAAGGAGCTGGACGTCGAGCCGCGCAAGGCACCGCCGCGCCCCTTGCCGACGCTGCTTAATTCGATTTCATCCTGTACAGAAAGTGAACATTGACCGGTACACATTCTGTACACGTAGCAATATTCGACTGTCTCAATTAATCCGGTTTCGTTTCTAGCCTGGCTCTACGTGTACAGAAAGTGAACCGTAATCGGGTTCTATCGTGTACAGAATGTGTACACCTTTATAGATCTACCATACGCACAGCTTTGATTGACCGATCTGCAGCAGTATTCAAACCGCGGGCGGATAACCCAGTCGGTTAGGCCTGGGTTTCAGCGAGTCAGACCATATCGTCCGAATCAGACCACTCGATCATTGCCTAGGCCCGTACTAGACACTGCCAAGGTTGTGCATTGAGTCTTGGCCCGTCCTGGGTAGGGACAAGTTCCGAGTTTATCGGTACGGCGCCCGAGGATGGCCGAAGCGCAACACCCATAACCGACTGGGTTCTTCTGGGTTAATCGTTTCGTTGCGCGCTACGTTTTCACCATTCGCAAAACGTGGCGCGACCATGACGGCACCCGCCCCGGTAACGCTCGCGACGTTACCTTGCCGTTAGTCACCGCCCGGTCAACGGCTGTTCAACACCCGTTCAACGCCCGTTCACATGACCGTCCGTCTGAATCATGACCCCTCTATCTGTACCCCAAAACACCACCACACAATCCCGGACTATGCCCCCGCCAACCGCACCCTAAGCCACTGTTTTGACAGGGGAATGAGGCATATGGTGACGCCTGAAGAACCCACCAAAACAGGTACCGACGAATGAATCTGCACCAACTGCGTGAACAGCGCGCCGCTGCTGTAACCAGCATGAAAACCATCGTGGACGCTGCGACCGTTGCTGGCCGTGATCTGTCCGCCGATGAATCCAAGCAGTTCGACACCCTCAAGACCGAGGAACGCGGCCTGTCCGTCAAGATCGAGCGCGCCGAATACTTGGCCGACCTGGAGCGCCGCTCCGCCGGTACACCCGTCTCCGGCGCCCCGTCTGCAGACTTCGACAAGCTGGCGGGCTCCGTCTCCGTCACTCGCGTTATCCGCGCTCAGATGGAAGGCCGCAGCCTGGACGGTGCCGAGGCCGAGTACGCCAAGGAAGCCGAGCGCCGCAGCGGCCGTAAAGCCGAGGGCGCTTTCGTACCCTTCGCCAGTCTGGAGAAGCGTGCCAACACCACCACCAGCGCCGCCGACCTGGTAGGCACCGACCACCGCGCTCAGGACTACATCGGCCCGCTCCGTGAAGCCCTGCTGGCCCGCTCGCTGGGCGTGCGCGTACTGCCTGGCCTCACTGGTAACGTGAGTATCCCTAAGTTCGGCACCGGCCTGGCAACCGGCTGGGTTACTGAAGGCGGTGCGGTACCAGAAGGCGAGATGACGTTTGGCGAAGTCACCTTGTCGCCAAAGCACGTTGGCGGCAAAACCGAAATGAGCCGCCAGCTGATTCAGCAATCGGCGCCGGGCATCGAGCAGCTGGTACGCGAAGACCTTTCGTTCCTGATCGCCAAGCAGATCGACGCCGCCATCATCAACGGCACCGGCCTAAATGGGCAGCCGTTGGGCATCCTGAACACGGTGGGCATTCAGACCGCTGGTGACATTCCTGCTACCTGGGCCGAAGTCCTGGCGATGCTGGAAAAGCTCGACGACGTGAACATCAGCAACGGCCGCTGGTTGACTACCGCGGCGATTCGTACCGCCCTGGCTGCCGCTGAGAAAGTCGAGGGTTCTGGTTCGGGCTTCCTGTACGACGGCGGCGTCATGGCAGCGCTGGCCCTGGCCGCATCCAAGAGCGTGCCCGCCGGAAAACTGATCCTGGGCGACTTTAGCCAGGTGCTTCTGGGCGTCTGGAGCGAGGTCGACATTCTGGTGAACCCATACGCCGAGCCGGCATACAGCCGTGGCGGTATCCAGGTTCGCGCAATGGCCACCGCTGATATTGCGGTACGCCACCCGGCCGGCTTCGTAGTCGCGAGCGCGCTGTAATGGAACGCCGAGCAGCCGCAAGCCTCAGCCAAAAGGGCCGGACGCTGTTCGGCTATGCCGCACGATTCGGGGAGCCGACCACCATCGGCGGCTTCTCCGAAGTGATCCAACCGGGAGCGTTCACCCGCACCCTTGCAGGACCAGCCGCCGCCAGCGTCCGCGCTGTCTATGAGCACGACGACGCCGCCCTGCTGGGCCGTGTTGGGGCTGGCACCCTGCGCCTATTTGAAGACGGGGAAGGTCTGGCCTTCGAGCTGGACCTACCCGATACCACCTTGGGCCGCGACCTGTCCGAGCTGGTGAAGCGCGGCGACGTGTCGGGCTGTTCGTTCGGCTTCGTGCCTGTCCGTGAGTCCTGGGCCGGCGAGGTGCGCCAGTTGCATGACGTGGATCTGTATGAGGTGACGATAACCGCGACGCCGGCTTACCCGACCACCACCGTATCCATTCGCAACAAACAGACCGGGCGCCTCAGCTTGGCCCGCAAGTACCTGGAGGCCATCGAGTGAAGTTTCCGCGCCTGTTCAAACGCAATAGCACCCCAGCGTTCGACACCTATTTCGACCGCTTCGCCACGTCCCAAGCTGTGGCCGGCGTGAGCGTGACCACTGCGACCGCCGAAGGTATCAGCGCTGTCTATGCGTGCGTGGCGGCTATCAGCGAGACAGTGGGAAGCCTGCCGCTCGACGTGTACCGCAACACCGATCAAGGTCGGGAGAAGGCCAAGACCCACCCGCTGTACAAGCTGTTGCACGACGCCCCGAACGATTACCAGACCGCCCTGGAGTTCCGCGAAGGTATGCAGCGCCACCTGCTGTTGCGTGGTAATGCCTACGCCGAGATAGTTTGGACGTCTGACGGCCAGGTCAAGGCGCTGCTGCCTCTGCACCCTGACAGCGTGTCTGTACTGCGCGCATCCACTGGCGGGCTGGTCTATGAGCACAGCGACAGCCGAGGCAACACCCGCCGCCTGTTGGCCTCTGAAGTTCTGCACCTGCGTTACCACTCCGACGATGGCATCTTAGGCCGCAGTCCGATCCAGGTGGCCCGCGACACCGTTGGCTTAGCTCTGGCTGAGCGCACCCACGGCGCCAAGATGTTCGAGCAGGGCACCAAGTTGTCAGGCGTGATCGAAACGCCGCCCGGCACAACCAAGGTGCAAGCCGGGGAGATCCGCGACAGTTGGGCGACTGGTCAATCAGGCGTGAGCAACCACGGCAAGACCGCGGTACTACCCCAGGGCGCGACCTTCAAGACCGTGTCCATGACGCTGGAAGATGCCGACTGGATCGCCGCCCGCCGCCTGTCCATTGTCGAGGTGGCCCGCTTGTTCCGCGTACCGCCCGTGATGATTGGCGACATGGAAGCCGCGAACTACAGCAACGTGGTGGAGCTGGCCCGCTTCTTCGTGACCAACACCCTACGCCGCCACCTGATCGCCTGGGAACAGGCCATCAATCGCGTGTGCATTACCAACCCGACGTTCTTTGTCGAACACAACGTCGAGGGGCTGTTACGTGGTGACAGCCTCAACCGTGCCCAGTTCTACGAGAGCGCGGTTAGCACGGGCTGGATGCTCAAGAGCGAAGTGCGCCGCATCGAGAACCTGCCGACCATCGAAGGTATCGATGAAGAGCCGGCAAGCCCCGCGGGGGCCGCATGAGAGGGACAAGGAAGAGGCGCACAGTAAGCCTCGACAGCGCCGCCTGGAAGCGCCTGCGCGCTCAGGTACTGGCAGAGGAACCCTTGTGTCGAATGTGTACCGCAATGGGCCGTGTAGTGGTCGCCACGGATGTGGATCACATCATTGACAGCCGCGACGACTTCACCGACGACAACAGCCGCGAGAACTTGCAGCCGTTGTGCCATGAGTGCCACTCACTCAAGACGGCATCGAGCATGGGGAAAAGCATTTATCTGGGCTGCGATGTGAGCGGGATGCCGATAGACCCGGGGCACCCGTGGAACAAGATCACCAGCAGCCAGGCGAGCCCCGAACGCAGGGGGAGCCTTCTTTCATCGCTAACCGCAAAACCTGACCAGCCATGAAAACGACCCCGCGCCGCCCGCGCTCAGACAGCGCCAAGTCAGCAATAGCCGCCGCACAGGCTGCCGCGCTTGGGCCGATTGCCCCGCCTGACCATGTGCATCTGCGCGCCGCAGATCGCCCGTTCTGGGCCGCGGTGATGAAGGCCCGCGCCCGCGATACCTGGACCGACAGTGATCTTGTGATGGCCGCCAATCTAGCCCGCGCCTATGCAGATATTGAAACGCTGCAGGCCAAGATCGACGCCGAAGGCTTTGTGATTGACGGCAAGGCGCATCCAGCCATTGCAATCATGGAGACAATGACGCGCCGAGTAGCGAGCCTGTCGCGCCTTCTGCACGTCCACGCCCAAGCCACCGTCGGCCGTTCCGAGGACGCCAGCAAAGGCCTGGCCCTGGAACGCCAGGCGCGCGAGCAGGAACCCGACGACCTGATTCCAAGGCTGCGCAGCGTATGACCAGGGCCGACAAGATCATCAGGTTTATCGAGCGCTACTGTGTAACCCCAGAAGGGGCCGGCGTGGGCAAGCCGATGCAACTGGCCGACTTCCAAAAGCGCTTTATCATCGAGGTCTATGACAACCCGGCCGGCACCCGCCGCGCCTACCTGTCAGTAGGCCGCAAGAATGGCAAAACCGGATTGATTGCCGCCCTGTTGCTGGCCCATCTGGTCGGACCAGAAGCGAAGCTGAACGCACAGTTGATATCGGGCGCCATGAGCCGTGACCAAGCCGCGCTGGTATTCAGCCTGGCCGCCAAGATGGTCCAGCAGTCGCCCAAGTTGTCGGCCATCGTGCGCATTGTCCCGAGCGGCAAACGCCTGCTGGGCCTGCCACTGAATACCGAGTTTCGAGCAATGGCTGCAGATGGCCGCACCGCCCACGGCCTGAGCCCGCTGCTCGCCATCCTGGATGAAGTCGGCCAGGTACGCGGGCCGCGCTCCGACTTCGTTGACGCCATCGTCACCAGCCAGGGCGCGCACACCGCCCCGTTGCTGCTGGTCATCAGCACACAAGCCGCCTCCGACGCTGACCTGCTGAGCATCTGGCTTGACGACGCTCAAGCCAGCAATGACCCGCGCATCGTGTGCCACCTGTACGCCGCCGACCCCGATGCCGACCTGCTGGACCCGCAAGCCTGGAAGGACGCCAACCCGGCCTTGGGGATTTTCCGCAGTGAAGACGATCTGGCCGAGCAGATGAAGCAAGCCAAGCGTATGCCGAGTGCTGAGAACAGCGCCCGCAACCTGCTGTTGAATCAGCGCGTCTCGACAGAAAGCCCGTTTGTGTCGCCTGAAGTCTGGCTGTCCTGTGGTGCTGAGCCGCTGACGTTGGATGGCCCCGTGTATGCAGGCCTCGACCTGTCCGCCCGCACCGACCTTACCGCCTTCGTGCTGGTCGGTCAGGCGCAAGGGAAGTGGCACGTCTACCCGACCTTCTGGACGCCCGAGCAGGGGCTTGCCGATCGTGCTCGCAAAGACCGCGTGCCGTATGACCTGTGGGTAAAACAGGGCTTTCTACGCACCACTCCGGGCGCCACTGTCG